GATTCCGGACGAAGGATTACTTTTCACAGCCGGAATATTTGTCCAGTACACGGTTTCCACATTTGGCACAATGACGGTATTCCATGCTTAACAGGTGATCCATGCGCCCTATTTCTTCTTTCTATCCCGGATTGGAGCAGGAAATTTGTGGAGAAATCAGGGACTGGTCCCAACATGCACTCGAAGGTCCTAACGAGAAGTACGGTAGTTTGCCGGTATGCCCCTACGCAAAAAAGGCATGGGAAGAGGATAAAGTCGGCTTTTCCTTTAAATACGGGCCCAACTACCAACCCCTTTATACTCTAGTCTCTACTTTTGATGATGCCTATGATGTCATTATCTTGGTAGATTTGGCCTATGAGAAAGACCCTAAAAAATTCCATGAATACCTGCTTGATTTGAATAAAGCTGTTTCAAAAGAGTTTTTTATACAAAAAGATGTCTGGATAATGGGGTTTCATCCTGGGGATGATCCGAATGAAAACATAGATGACGGGACTTTTGAGCCGAGCGTGGATATGGAATATGCGATGATTTTTATCCAGCGATTATCCAAATTACAGGAATCAGCAGAGAAATTGAAGCATTCGGGGTATTATAGTCGTTACTTCGGGGACTATGAGACTCCCCACGTTTTTAAACTAAGGGCCAATTTTTACAATCAGTTAACAGGAGGCGCAGTTTATGGTAGCCAGACTAATTAAAGGTGCTGCAGCGGCGGCCAAAAATCGTGCTAAAGCGGCCAAAAATCGTGCTAAAGCGGCTGCAGATCGTGCGGCCAAAAAAGCGGCGGATGCTGCCAAAAAAGCGGCTACCTCTAAACCCGCCATAGCGGCTTATGGGGTAACAGGAGGCTATCAAGTAGGGACCGCTTCCACCCTTAAATCTAAAACATTTTCGCCACGTTCAAGAGTTAATCTTGGCAAAGGGTCCCCGGAATCTTCACCAGAATACGCGGCTAGAATAAGGAATATGCGTAGGGGCGGAAACGTAAACTAAAGAACAGGAGCTATTGATGGCTAGTAGAAAGGAAAAACTCGCGAAGGAAAAACTTGAAGAAGCAGCCAAAAAGAAGGCTGCTGCGAAAAAAGCTGCTGCTGCGAAAAAAGCTGCCAGTGAGGCTAAAGCTGCTGCTGCTAAAGCTGCCAGTAAGGCTAAAGCTGCTGCTGCTAAAGCTGCCAGTAAGGCTAAAGCTGCTGCGAAAAAAGCTGCAAAAACAGAGAGCGGTAAAGCAGCCAGAGCCAGCGGACGTGCTGCACTTAAAGCCGCCAAGGCTCTTCCCGGTCCAGCTAAAATAGCAGGTGTCGCCGCAGTAGGGCTAGGCACCTATATAGCAGGAAGGCGTAGCGGCAAGAGAGCCGGAAGCAAGGTCAATATCGGAAATGCGGGCGCTAGAGCCCGAAAGAGGGATTATTATGGCTAAACCACAGCGATCTCCAAGGGCAGGGGGGGAATACCTTATTAATATAGGGGATTTACAGGGAGCCAGAAGAGGAGTTGCACACGCTTCAAGGTCAAAAGTTAATCTCGGAGCGGGCGCTCCCAATAAGGGTGTACCGAAAATGCGCGGCGGCGGTATGGTAAAGAAAACCGGTGTCCGCAAGATGCGCGGCGGCGGGATGGTAAAGAAGAGGAAATAGTTATGGGTAAAGCAAAATTAGCGAAAACAGCATTAAAAAGAGCCGAGGCTAGAGCAGGTTCAGCTCTTCGAGAGCTTGCCGCAGCATTCCCGTTACCGACGATGCAGTATCCTACCAGAGTTAATCTAGGAGCAGCAGCGGCAAAAAAAGCGACAAAAAAGAAGAGGAAATAGTTGTGTCCAGAGTTAATCTTGGTGCCGGGGCGGTAAAAGCCGCACAGAAAGCGGCCAAAAAAGCCTTTGAAAAACGAGAAAGAGCGTATGCTGCAGAACGGAAGGCAACCAAAAGTCGTCAAATAGCGCAAGAGAAAGCGTCTAAGAAAGCCTTTGAAAAGAGACGAAAAGCTGGCCGTAAAACTGCTGAAAAACAAGAAAGAGCGTATGCTGCAGAACGACAGGCGGTCAGAAAGCGTCAAATAGCGCAAGAGAAGGCTTTGGGGCACAAGGTGGGTGCTTCAGACAAGGCTTTCTTGGAAGGTAAATCAACTGTAACAGTTTCCCCCTATCGACATATAGAATATGTTAGGAGAAAAAAATAGATGGCGATTTCTGCTTCCGTTGATTTTGAACTGGATATAGCCAGTTATGTCGAAGAGGCTTTTGAGCGGTGCGGCTTGGAAGTCCGTACCGGCTATGACCTGAAGACTGCGCGACGGTCCTTGAACCTTATGCTGGCGGACTGGGCCAACCGTGGCCTCAACCAGTGGACCATTGAACAGACTTCTATCACGCTGGCCGAGGACATCAGTGATTACCCAGGTGGTACTTTAACCATGACGGTAGGGGCCAGTGGCAGTTTTACCGTAGGGGAAACCATTACCGGCGGTACCAGTGCCGCTACGGCATCCATCACCAGCCTGCCTTCTTCCACCACGATGGCAATTACTATACCTTCCGGCACATTCACCAGTGGTGAAACCATTACCGGCGGTACCAGCGCGGCCACTACTACCGTATCTGCAGCAGTGGATTTAACCACTACCCAGAAGACTATTGACATGCTATCTGCCGTAATTACCCGTGACAGCACGGATTACGGGATCACGCGGTTAAGCAGGGACGAATTCCTGAATATTCCCAATAAAACCCAGACAGGGCGTCCTTCCCAGTTCTTTCTGGACCGTCAGATCACCCCTATTTTGAAATTATGGCCGGTTCCGGAAAATAATACGGATATCATCAAGTTTGACCGGTTAATCCGTATGGACGATGCCGATGACTATACCAATACGCTCCAGATTCCTTTCCGGTTTTATCCTTGTCTGGCAGCAGGACTGGCTTACTACCTGTCCATAAAACGGGCTCCTGAAAGAATCCAGTTGCTGAAAGCTATTTATGATGAAGAATTCAACCGTGCAATGGAGGAAGACCGTGACCGGGCTTCCCTTACCATAGCCCCCAGCTATAACTACTACGGTGCATGACCGTGTCTAAATACGCATTAGGTAAACGGGCTTACGGGATTTCAGACAGGTCCGGCTTCCGTTACCGCTTAGACCGGATGAAGAAGGAATGGACCGGAATGCTGGTTGGTTTTGACGAATATGAGCCAAAACACCCGCAACTGGGCCCTTTCCGTAAGTTCTCCGACCCGCAAGCCCTGAAAGACCCGAGGCCCGACAGGGTAGAACCCGTAGTGGTGTACGTGGATACTCCCCTTTTATCTGAAAAGACGTTTATCCCCACAAGGGTATTCGCAATAGTGGGACAGGTTACGGTGACTACGACATGAGCTTTACTTACTCTACTTTAAAGACGGCTATCCAGAATTACACGGAAAACGACGAAACCACGTTTACCAACAACCTGTCTGTATTCATAAAGAATGCAGAAGAGCGCATCCTGAAAAACGCCCATTTGAGCCTGTTCCGTAAAAATGTAACGGGATCAATGACTTCTTCCAACCAGTATCTCGGGTGTCCCAGCGACTTTCTGGCACCTTTTTCCCTTTCCTATACGTCTAGTAGCGTTAAAAGTTTTCTGGATTTCAAGGACGTTAATTTTATACAGACTTTTAACCCTAACAGCAGTACCACGGGAAGTCCCCGTTATTACGCCCAATTTGATGTGGACACTTTTATTATCGGGCCTACCCCTGACAGTTCATATACTTCTGAACTGCATTATTTCTACCGGCCAGCCAGTTTAACGGCTGGGGATGATGACGGGACCACATGGCTGAGTATTAACGCCACACAGGCCATTTTATATGGCTCTCTTATAGAAGCGTATACTTTTATGAAAGGAGAAGCAGACCTTTTACAGGACTACGAAAAGCGGTTTGCCGAAGCGATGGTTTCCATTAAAATGCTTGGGGAATCAAGGGAAGTTACGGACGAATACCGGTCCGGTATGACGATAAGGCAAAAACAGTAATATGTTTCAAGTTGAAGTTACAGCAGATGCAGGGAAGGTCGGGGTAGAAACCACGCAACACAGGGGCTTCACACCGGAAGAAATCGCAGAACGGGCGGTGAGTAAAATCATCTCGATATCAAATGGTGCGGACCCTGTAATAAAGGTGCAGGCAGAGGCATTCAGGAACCGGATGTACCATGTTATTGTATCCGCGTGTAAGGATGCAATAAGTAGTGACCGGACAACTTTATATAACCTTTTTGCTAAACAGGGCCATGAGGACATGGCTGAAATTTTGAGGAAAATCTAATGGCAAACACGCAAGCAGTAACTACGAGTTTTAAGTCTGAGCTGCTCCAGGGCATCCACAATTTTCATAACGGCTCCGGGGGCGGCACGACCACAACCACGGGAACGGGAAACACATTCAAGATAGCACTCTACACATCAAGCTCGACCATGAGCGCCAGTACGACTGCATACACGACCACGAATGAGGTTTCGGGTACAAATTATTCAGCGGGAGGGAATACATTGACCAATGTCGATCCCTCTACTTCAGGTACGACAGCTCTTACAGATTTTGCTGATACAACATGGAGTTCCGCGACGATCACCGCAAACGGGGCATTGATTTACAATTCCAGTACAACCGCAGGTTCTGCGAACCGCGCAGTGGTGGTTCTGGCTTTCGGTGGCGATAAGACTTCAACGGCAGGTGATTTTACGATCACATTTCCGGCAGCAGATGCGAGCAATGCGATCATAAGAATCGCGTAATGAAAGATGATGGTTAAGTCATGGCAGCAGGCACTTGGGGATATAGTACATGGGGGTCGTCCACATGGGGCGGCGTTGTCGATGTCACCGTTACTCTTACAGGTAACTCCGCAACCGCTAGTGTTAACTCAGTTTCGGTTGCTGCCGCTGCCGCTGTCTCCGCTTCAGGAAACTCGGCAACCGTATCAACATCCTCTGTCACGGTTACGGCTGCTGCGGGTGTTTCCGCTTCAGGTAACTCCGCAACCGTATCAACGGCCAGTGTTACCGCTACGGGCAAGGCTACGGTCAGTCCGAGTGGGAATGTGGCAACTTCTGCG